GAATTTACAATAAATCTTTAACTTCAACTCAAGTAGGTTATTTAGCAGATAGAACCGAAGGCGGATCATTTATACAAACAAATCATGTAGGTAATATATTTTCTAAACAAGGCATTGCAATTATATCTAGTGCCGATTATCGCTATGATAACATAATTAATTTACCTTATACTGCTTCATATCGTAGTACTAAAACAATTTATGAAATGGGCGTAACTGCTAAAATAGATTCAGGTGATTTTAACGTATCATCTAATTTATCATTAACTGCAGATGATGATGTAACATATAAAACATTTGCAACTAGTAGTGCGTTTGCACCTTATATAACTACAGTTGGATTATATGATAATGCTGGACAACTTTTAGCTGTTGGCAAATTAGCACAGCCAATACGCAAACGTTCGGATGTAGATATGAATTTTTTAATAAGAATAGATTTAGATAGGAATATATCATGATACGATTGAAACAACTTTTACGAGAACTATCTGAGAAAGAAATTGATCGTATATTAGATAAAATTAAAAATAAAGAATTCCGATTAATTGCCGGCGGAGATAATGGCCGCGTGTATGAAATCGATGGAGAAGATAAAGTTTTTAAAATTACAACGGAACGCGATGAATATGAAGTTGCAAAAACTATTGTAGGTAGGTGGATGGAATTTACATGTTTTATTCCTATATATTATGTGAACGATCGCGAACATATGTACATTATGGCAAATGCAGAAACATTGCCTGAAGCTGATCGTTTAATGATAAATAAATTCATGGATCAATATAAAAAATTTGCATATGAAGAAGGCGGAGAGGTTTCGATATTTGATTATTTAGATGCAGATGGCGCCCGTAATACTGACATTAAACTAGTTAATTTTATACGTGCACTGCAACGAGATATTCAAAAAATTGGTATTGATGAATTAGATCTAGATTTAGATTTTAGTTCTGATAATATGATGATATGGAACGGAAAAATGGTATTAGTTGATTGGTAAATATTTATATAAAAGAAATTTAACTATATGATACGTCTTAAAAATTTATTATTAGAACAAATTGATTTAATAATCAAAGCAGCGCCAGCAAATGTATCAAGTAAGGCTGCTCAATTATTTTTAACTGTATTTCGCGTAAGAGAAATTTCAAAAGCTAAAGTTGGTGACAAAGGTAATCAAACGTGGTATACATTAAATGATGCTACATTATTAAAATATTTAGCAAAAAATGAACAAGTTGGTGCTTCTTCAAAATATGCTGATGGATCATATTATTACGTTTTTGGTAAAGATTTAAGAAAAAAACAAAAAAAAGAAATATATGATGTTTTACTATTACCAAAATTAAGAGTTTATAAAATCGTTAAAGGTAAAAAATCGTATTCAGATATTCAAGATTATTTGCAAGCATCAATACCTACAATAGGGAAAGTCGGAAATAGTGATGTAATTTCATTTGATGATTTATATGATGCAATTAATCCTAGTGCCGATATCGGAGAACAAACTAGTTCCGGTGTAAAAATTACAGGTGAGTATCTTCGAGAGAAATTCAGTGAAATAATAGATCCAGATGGCACAGCTGTTGCGGGATCTGAACAACGTATTGCTACTAAAAAAGCAGAAGAAGAAAAACGTAAAGCTGAAGAAGAAGCTCGACAAAAACAAGAAGAAGAAAATCGAGTTAATCAAGAATGGCGAGATGCGTTTAATTCTGCAATTGCAGATAAACGTGTATTTTGGTCAGCGTGGAATATCCATATGAATAATGATACTTCATATAGATTTATGCAATTATCAAAAGTACAAGCAGAAGATCCGAACATGTATGAATATACATATTATTCTAGAGATCCTAGAGATTCGGTTGATCCTAATTTTGCGGGTAAAGGTGATAATGACGGAAAACTTTTTACAATTGATTTTGCAAAATTAAAAGAAGAATTTTCTGAAAATGATGATGATATGATAAAGCACTATAAAATTGATCGGTACATATCAAATGAAGAATTTTCAAAAATAACAGCTATTAATGATGCAACAATATTTAACTATTTAAAAACAAAATTAGTAGGCGGAGGTTCTAGTACTGGTACTGATAAGGTGCTATTATCATTTACATCTGGAGTAACAAATAAAAAAGAAAATTTAACTAAAACAGATATATTAAAGGCATTTGGTTTAGAAACTGAACCTGCTGCAACGACAAAATTAACAGTACCTGCAGGTAAATCTTTACAAGCCGAAATTATTCAGTTTATTTTATTAAAAGACTTTATTAATGGAATAAAAACTAGTTCACAAATGTCTGATGCAAATAGGAAATATTATTTAGGTTTAAAAAATGCTGCGGGTAAATCTGTAATAGATACATTTGCAAATTTATCAGATCCCGTTGATGGGAGTTACGGAAAAATTTCTAAGAATGTTATGCAATTATGGCAGTTTGCTTATTACGCACCCACTGGAGCTCTTTTTGAGTCTTATTTAGATAAAGATGCGTATGCGTATCCAACATATGATTTTTTTGCACAGACTATTTTTAAATTATCTACGCCATTAACTGAATCTAAACGAATTTCGTTAAAAGATTTATTATATGAACGTAATAATTTAACTTACGATTATCTATTTGAATTTACACCTCCCGTTAGAACAGCAACGAATGAACCAGAACCTGAAAAAAAAACTACGGTAAAGACAGAACCTAAAACTACAACAAAAACAACGGTAAAAACAGAACCAGAAACAAAAAAAGATTCTGAAACGGTTGATGATACTTCTAATACTAAAGGAACGATTCCTGGTACAGCTAATATTTTAATTTCTGGCTTGCATAGTGATTCTTCTCCTGGTTATAAGTCAATAGCCCAACAAAATACATTAGCAGGTACAGATCACGTTTTTAAATGGGAAGCTGCATCAAGTTTAGATCCGAAAGGTTTATTATATCAAGTATTAAAAAGCAATACTACAGGACAAGTTATTTGTTTTAGTAAAGGATGTGAATATGCTGCTGATATTGCTGCATTAATGTCTGATAAATCTAATCTTTGGATTGTAGAACCATATGGAAAAATAACAATTCCAGATGGTGTTTGGAAAAGTCATGTTATATTAGGTCCTGATACTAATCGAGGATCTGCAAATTTCGAAGATGGTATGGTTAATACTCCGGATGGTGTTGATCATTGGGGAGCATTAAAACTTGCCGGACAATTAGCGTCAAAATGGACTAATGTGTTAACTGGTACAGAATCTGGTAGTGAAGAAGATCAGCCTGTACAGGATACATCGGAAAAAGCCATGAAACGTGGAATCAAAACTGTTGCTGAACAATTGGAAGCTAGATTACGTTGGGATGATGCACTTAAAGTTTGGTATATTGATAGAGAAATTAATGTAAGTATCGATAACTGGCCAGATAGTAGAAATTGTTTTTTACATTTACGAGATGATGGTACTATTTTTCTTAAAATGACAGATGTACCTACATATTTTTATGGCGGCGGTTTACTAACAACAAAAGAAGATATGGTTGTGCTTAAAGGTGTTGGATCTGGTTGGGATGATAGTGGTAAAAAAATGTCTGTCAGCGTAGTTAAGTTCGAAGACGGATCACCTGATTGGTTAGATGCTGTTAAAAAAGCTTTTACGGGTAGAGAAGGTTTTGACAAAAACAATAGAAAAAATATAAATGTAACTGGTACTGATTTTTTAGATTGTTTAAAAATTGCATTACATCAAGGTGCCGGTATATTAGGTTTAGTAGATGGATTTTCATTTCCAATGGGTATTGATGATTATGGAAATTGGAAATTTACAGTTGAAGATTAAAAGTTATGCGAAAAAATCACTTTCATAGTGCAGGCAATTCAAAAAGAGCTGCAGCACTAAAACATGGTTATAAATCAGGATTAGAACACGTTGTTGCAGATGCAATAAAATCTACTCCATATGATTTGAAATATGAAACAGAAATCATAAATTATGTAGTACCTGAGCGTAAAGCAAAATATACGCCTGACTTCGTATTTACTAAACGTAACGGTCAATTCATGTTTGTTGAAACAAAAGGACGATGGACTACGGCAGATCGTACTAAAATGAAACATGTACTTGCATCAAATCCTGGCGTAGATATTAGAATGGTATTTCAAAATCCAAATCAACGTTTATCAAAAACAAGCAAAACTACATATGGAGAATATGCTTTAAAATTAGGTATACGTCACGTTGCAAAAAAAGATATTCCTGCAGAATGGCTTGAAGAATGTCTTAAATCAGGAGAAAGTCCAATAAATACGAAACGTTTTTTTGGATAAGGTTTGATTTTTAAAATATTTTTAATATATTCATGTAATATTAATGAAATTTATTTAATTAATAGATTGAATGTAATGTTAATGCAATTAATGTAATGAAATCGTTTGATCAGGAATGAAATGTATGTATCAAACATATATTATAATAATTAATTGGATATCTTACAGGATTTTCATATATTAATAATATGGAGAATTTAAAATTACTTCAATTATTGGAATCGATATTAGGTAAAGGAAAGCCAACATCTGGCGGTAATATTTCTTTCTTTTCTCCATTTACTTCACATTACAAACCAAAATTAGAAATTCGTTTAACTCCCGATGCTGCTGGCAATTATACTTGGCATTGTTGGATCTCTGACAAAAAAGGTAAAAGTATAACTACTTTATTTAAACAATTAAATTTACCTAAAGAACGACATGAACAACTTAACCGTATAATTGAATCAACAAAATATCGAGTTCCAATCAAGGAATCTAAAGTTAATGAAACAATTCAATTGCCTGCAGAATATGCACCAATGTGGATTAAAAAAAATACACCTGATTATCGCAATGCAATGCATTACTTGCTTAATAGAGGTGTTACAGTTTTTGATATTTTAAAATATCGAATAGGATATTGCGAATCCGGAGAATATTCTGGTAAAATAATTATTCCTAGTTATGATAAGGATGGACAATTAAATTATTTTGTTAGCCGAGCATTTTACAAAGCAGACAAATTCAAACATAAAAATCCAAAAATTTCAAAAGATATAATTGGATTTGAAATGTTCATAAATTGGTCGCAACCAATTATACTTTGCGAAGGTTCATTTGATGCAATTGCAGTTAAACGCAATGCAATACCATTATTTG